ATTTTATTTTCTATTTTTCTAAGATGGCTTCACAAAAACATATAAGTATTGGTTCTCGTAAGCACATTTCACAAGATTTACTTTAGTTTGCAGGATAAATCCAACATCTTGAACTATATTTAAGATTGTCGATAAATCTTCCATATACATTTTTTGTTGTTGTTTGCGAACGTTTCCATTTTCAAACTTAAATTTTTCATCAAATGTTGCGATATCATCATCTTTGTTTAAATTAAAATTAGATTCGTATACAAAATCATTAAATGTTACCTTTGTTTTAGTAATTCGCTCTTTTGCATATTTTTGAGGAGATACAATATATAAAGGATTACCTGGTGGTAATATTGGATCAAATTTTTCTCTATCTACTAAATGAACTATTAAATATCCACCAGGCATTAACCAATCCATACAGTTATCAAAAAATTTCCTTTTATCTTTAAAATAATAAATTGTGAAATATAGACAAAATATATGTGTTACTGAACTATAACTAAATTGTGTAGTATCCAAAGCATCACCAACCTGAAAATTACAATTTGGATAATTCGCTTTAGCTTCTTTAACCATAGATGGAGATATATCTATACCAATGGCATTATAACCTTTCTCAGTCATAGTAGAAACATGGTGACCTGTACCAGAGCCAATGTCAACAATAATACTTGCTTCATTTGGTTGAGTACTATTAATAATTGCTCCTATTTCGTAATCATTTTTTATATTATTATACACTAAATAGTCATAAATTGAAGAATAAAAATCATCATACACTTCATTTCCAGTTTTAAATAAAAATTTGTCGCTTTGTTGAAAGCCTTCTTTTTTATTTAGCTTATTAAATGAATTGAAAAACACGATTAAAATCAACAATAATGCCATAAATATTAAAATTTTTCCAAAATTAGATAACTTATCGTAAATTTTACTAACAGATTTAAACATTTTTATCTATATGTATAGTTTTTATTTTTTTTTGTATAATTTTTAAATATATGCAAGAGATTGAAATAAATGATATTAGAGAAGTTGCCGATTTTAAAGGAATCGCTTTTTCAAAATTTAAAAAAACAGACGTTAAAAAAGAATTACTAAATAGTTTAATAAATTCTAAAATAGAACCAGCTTGCTATTGGAGTGCTGAATTAATATGTGCCGGACATTATAGCGACTTGTGGGAATTAATTCTATATTTTTATAGTAAATACATACATTTAGGAAATCCAAAAATAGCAATTTATTTAGAATTAAGAATTTCTAATTTTAAAGAAATTGTAAATAATGGTTATGTAAATAATGAACTTAGAATGCGTAATTGTAGTAAAATAAGAAAATTATTTTGTGAAATAATGTGTGTATTATGTGATGCCAAAAAAAAACATAGTTTTGATGATATTAAAATTAAAAAAGATGATTTTGATATGACTCAAATGACGGATAGGTTTAAAGCACCTAGCCGAAAATATGCGGAAGAAGTCTTTTTAAAAGACGATCCAAAAGAACTATTTGTGCCTATAAACGAGTTTGCTTATAATATCTCTCAAGAAGGGAAAAACATAATAAGCGCGTGTTATTGGATTGAATGGATTAACGAGTTTGAAATTTTATGTAAGGCTAGAAAAGAAAAAATAAAATGTGAGAGAAGAGCAAATATACCTGTTAATAGTAAATTACAAATGGATATTATTTGGTTAGTTTGGGATTTGTTACTAAAAGAGGCAGAAAAAAGAGGCAAATTAATACAAAAAATAATAAATGCTTTACTCTCTCTATTTACTTTAAAATATACAAACGGGTGCTACAAAAAACGTAAATATATATTATATTTTGTTGTTTCTCTGCTTTGTGAAAATATTAGTATAGAAGAAGAAATTATCCGAAAAACACAGCACGATGTAGTAAATAATATTACAAAAAAAATAGATTTGGTTTATAAACAAATAAAAAAAAACGAATTGTCGCCTGGAACAGAATATCTATTTAAAAATATTAAGTCGACAAATTTAGAAAAAACAATTGAAAAATTAGAAACAATGAATACATTTGGAGAAACATTTGTTCCACGAGTATAGACAACTGTATTTTTTTATTTCTTTAATTTTTTTTTACATTATTTAAATAATATTTTAATAGTATATAATTATGCCTAGGTCGTACAGAAATTTAAATAATATAAAAAATAAAAATAATATGAATAAAAGTTTGAAAAATAAGATTTCTGGTTCGCCATCTCTTGTAGAATTTCAAAAAGAAGTTACTGTTGTATTTTTAGAAATGCTTTTAATGATTAAATTATATCACTGGAAAACAACAAGTTACGCAACCCATAAAGCAACAGATGAGTTATACGCAAAGTTTAATGGCAATATTGATAGTTTTATAGAAGTACTTTTGGGAAAGACTGGCGTTAGAACAAATTTAATGTCAAAAACAAGCATAAAACTTTTAGATTTAAGTTCTCAAGAATCATTAAAGAGAGAAATTGAAAAATTTAAAGGCTACTTAGTTAGTTTAGACACCAATAAAGCTATGCGTACTATGTCGAATACAGATTTATATAATATACGTGATACTATTTTAGGTGATATGAATCAATTTTTATATTTGTTAACATTTCAATAATTTGCGAATTTATAATAAAAAATAATATATACATTTTTATTATAATGGATGATTCTAATAGTCTATCTAAATCTATATTACAATCTGATAATTTTGCAATGCCAAATAGTCTAGCCACTGGTTCACAAGATAATTCAGGATTTTTTGATAGTATAAAAAATATTAGTTTTATGACTTGGCTTATCATATTTTTGGTTTTAGCGTTTCTCGGATTTAACATTTTTGTTTATTTAGCAAAAGGAACACAAGATATTACGAATTTTTTTGGTCCTATAATCCAAAAAATCTTTGGAACAGCCGTTTCTACTACAGGAGAAATTATTGATGTATCAGCTGAAGGCGCAAAAGTTATAGTTGGAGGCACTGCTAATGTCATTGATAGTGGTTTAACAGCAGTTCAAAATGTTACACCAAATGCCTCTCCAAGTAGCGTTAAATCTCAACCAGTCCAAAATACTATTCAACAGCCAGACGCACTAGCAAACGACGCGTTAAATAAAGCTTTAAACACATCAAAACCACAACAAATGAAACAAAATAATGATTATGAAGCTGACTATGCTGCGAGTTCAATACAGGGCGGAGGAAAAGCTGGATGGTGTTATATTGGTGAAGACCGTGGTTTTAGAAGTTGCTCTAAAGTAAATGAATATGATACGTGTATGTCAGGTGAAATATTTCCAAGTCAAGAAATCTGTGTAAATCCTAACTTACGAACATAGAAAAATTGTAAAATACTTTTTATAAAGTAGAAGTTGTTGTTGTTATTACATTTGATGAGTCTGATTCTATATTATTACTTACAGCAGTAACGTAAAATGAATAGCTTGTATTACTTGTTAATCCACTTATAACTGTCGACGTTATTTGATATGATACGGATTTTATTAAAGTATTATTTTGGTATATGTTAAACGAAGAAACAGGTATGCAAATATTATTATTATATATCCAACTAAGTGTAACTGTATTGGTGTCTGGGGTTGCTTCTGTCAATACAGGTGCTAATGGTTTAACAGCTGATTGAAATCCCTTATAACCTTGAGGCCATTTGTTCGAACTATTATTCATTGTATACCTTTGTTTTGGGAAAAACGTTTGAAGCTTTGGGTTCCAACATAAATTAATAACAGGTCCAGGTACATCAGAACAATACGTAGGGTAACATTGATTTTGCAATACTGTTTGCGTAACAATGCCAGTGCACGGATTCTCGTATGTACTACAAATTAAATTTCCACCTTCTTGTATAGAATTACCAGAACAATCAAACGGATTTGAAACACCATACTGAAAAGGCCCAGAAATATTATTTGGATAACCGACTAAATCTGTCGTTGATGGAATTGTTACATAATTTACGCGTGCTAGACCAGTAGTATTAGGGTTTGTATATGTTTGCGATTGCGTTGCGAATACTTTTGTTCTATTGGCCCATAAACCTTTTGAAATTTGCGAATACTTTTGATTTTTTGTTATTCGAGAACTATTGTTTTTATATTGTAATATATTGCCTTTGTATTGGTTTTTTTCATTAATATTTGCTTGCGCTAATGTAACAGTAGAGCCTGTTAAGGGAACATACACATCATTATAAGAACTGGCATTATTTTCAAAAGTACATTGGTTTTGAACTCTATACCAAGCTTTAGGCGGAACTGGTAGATAATTATATGGCTGCGAATTATATGTAAAATATAAGTTTGACATTTATATATTTATTTATAAATAGATTAATTTATTTATAAATAAAATACTTTATACTTTTTATTCATTTGTAAAAATATAATTTATACTATTTCAATACATTCTTTGTATTTATCATGGTTTAAGCGTTGCGCTACATTTACATACGTGTCATTTTTTATACGACCAAATGGTCTAGATATGATATACTCTTTATACATTTAATTGTAAGAATCATTACTACCATAAAAGAACCATCTCAAAGCCAAATAGTTAGATAAAGGATCAGACATAGCACTCGATGTTCCACCAATCATTTTTGTATTTGGACCGCCAGATACTAAATTTTGTATAGCTGACGTTCCTAAAGCATAATTATAATACCATAAATTTGAAATATATCCATTAAAGCCTCCGTTCATAGCAACAAATACATCACCATAGTTTTGTTTTGGAACGCCAATTAAATTTATACTTCTGGCTATTGTTCCATTAATATAAATATCTAAGGTTGAACTCTGACACCTTATTATAACATTTACCCATTTATTAAGTGGTATATCTGGAATAATAACTTCTTCATTTATTACGTTGTATGTATTCATCAATAAAACTAACGCATTTGTATTTGGAGCAATATATAAACCAGGCGCATTATTTGGTTGAATTAAACCGTCTTCTTGTAAATCGCTATTTCCTTTGCTAAAAATGTGTTTATAAATTCCTTCATTTGTTTGTAAATTATTAATAAATATCCACACAGACCAAGTAAATTCTAAACCTTCATTAGCATTAACTGATCTATAAATGGTTACAGCACCGTTATTACTTGGGTCTTGTGGGAAAACTATCATTTGTGTCGCGTCAACCATGCCATTTATTAAATGTGGCGAATCGCTTGGTTTATATAAATAAGTAATTGCTGTAATTCCTAATCTTAGCAATATAACAAAAGCAAACACTACTAATAATAAAAATGCTACTTTGGCTACTAAACTATTTGATTCTAAAAATTCGCTTGAACTAAAAATTCCTTTATTACTTGTTGAAAATGAATTAAATATTCCTGATTCACTCATTATATATAATTAAATAAGAAAAATTCAAAACTATATTTAAATATAATGTTATTTATTTGTATTAAATAGTAATACTTTTTTCTGTGGTTCCGTTTTCAACTAAAGATATTTGTAATTGATAAGCATTAAACATACTCCACCCACTAGAATAGCCTTTCGCGTAAATGTTCCACGCGTCTTGTGGATTTATTGAATTAGGAAAGTATTGAAATTTAGAAGTCCAACCGCTGAACCCACCAGCAGGTGTTATATAAACATTTGAATTATTATTTACGCTTGCGACACCTGGCAATAGACATGTTCTTACTAATTTACCATCTATATATATATCCATAGAACGTCCATAAACGCTTACAACTAGGTTAACCCATTTTTGTATTGGAATATTTGCTACACTACAAGTATGAACGACTGTACTTCCGCCTGAAGTTGTCGGTTCTTGATTTATTCCTGGATAACATCCTAAAGAAACATCAATGTTATTCTCTACAGCACCCAAAACAACCGCCGGACAGGGATCTAATCCGCTTACTCCACTAATTGAACCACTTCCCGATGTGCTTTGGGCTCCCATTCTACCAAACACCACTTTAGGCTCTCCATAACGATAATTCCAGTCATTTACATAAAACCAAATTGAATAAGCAAAATTGCTTGATGGAACATTTGAACCATTTGTTGCTAAAGATGTTGCCGAAATTACAGATGCTGTTTCACCACTTTGTATACCCTGTAATGTGTAAGGGTCAATCATAAGATATCTTATTAACATAACTAATAAAACTACCACAAAAATTGTTATGACAATACTTAAAGGACTCATCGTATAATATAGATTTAGAAATTTTCCACTTAAATTAATAATTTAATATAACATATTAATAAATTTATATTCATTCATTTTTCCTTAAATAACTTTACACAACGCTTTGAATTGAATTATTTACTTGTGATATATTTTTAATTAAAATTGTTTCGTTCGAATCATTTGTAGTCGGTGGCGTTATGTTTTTAGCAGAATTGTATATTTTATAAATATTTGAAGATGTTAAAGGTTTTCTAAAATATACCAAATTACATATTCCACCGCTTATTCCATTATTTTCACCTATAGTTAAACTGTCTAATGTATAATACGGAACTACTCCTATTGCGGATTTAACTAATTCACCATTTATAAATATATCTAAAACACCTCCCGCATAATTTATTATTATATTGTTCCATTTTTGAAGAGGTATATTTTGTTTTTTATAAATTATTCGGTTACCATTATCGTCAAAATCTATTAATTTATTATCTGTTATATTTTTTAAATCTTTTTGTTCCATAGTTATCATTAAAGTGTTCGTTTTTCCATTATAAAGTATATTTGGTTTATTTGCGAAATTAAGTAATGAAGTATATTTTCCGTATGACAAATTTGTATTCGGACCTAAGGCATCTAAAAATATCCACGAAGATATCGCATATTGATAATCATAATCAACCGTTCCATTTAGTTCTTCATATGTTCCTAAAGAATATTGCGTATTTGTATAAACTGGTTTATTCACTAATTGATTTCCACCCTGTAAATTTATTTTATTATATATTGAAGGTGTTATAAAATATATAGACAACAATAAAATAGCTACTATCAACATTATTACGGAACCAGCTGTAGTATTTTTATATTCACCGGAAATGAAACTACCAATTGAATCAAATGTATCACTAAAAATGCAAGGTATATAAAATAATAATTTCACAATTAAATCGAATAGTCCGTTCTTTTTAGAATTACCTGATGGTAATTGGACGTATATTGTTTTGTAAATTAAGCCTAGTATTATTATAACAAGTAGTATATTTAGAATAAAACTTATTATACTTGATTCACTTGATAAACTTTGTATACCTTGGACTAACCAAAAAATAACGAGTCCAGATATAATAAATCCAAACAATGCCAACAGAGAACGTTTAAATAAATTCATTTTATTACTTGCCATCGCATTATTTGTAATTTCGGGAAATAAATTAACAACTAATAATATACTCCATATAATACAAATTAATAATAATATTATCATTATACTTGTCGACGCCTCTGTATCGTTAAAAAACCCGCCAGGATATGTAGTAATCAAAATAATAGCTATTATTAAAAATATTATAAACGAAATACTTCCATATGCGGAAATTCCTGAAAATCCATTAAGTATACTACCTATTTTAGAGCTTACATTTTCACCAGTTAATGTGTCTGGCATCGTTAAAATAGTTAACAAATATAAAAACGCGAAAGCTGATATAATAATTGTTAACAATAATGTATAACCAAAATACTTAGAAATATATCCTCCAGGGTCTTTATTATAATATACTATATAACAAGTTATTAAACAAAAAATTAATATAATACTTTTGATTCTTTCATAATTTACATTAAACTTATCAATATAATCCGTTTTTGTTCCTCTATAAAAACTAAATAAACCTAACAAAAAAGTAAGCGGTAATATATAAACCGCGTAATTATTTATTATTTCTGCCGAAATTAGAGAGAAAAAAAGAATTAGAAATATGGTATATAATAACACATATGTAACACTGCTAATTTGGACGAATAATGTTTTCAGTTCTTTAAATGAAGGTAACAATATAATACAAAACGAAAACACCAGTAAAGAAAAAAACAAAATTATAAAAACGTCACTTGCTGATGAACTCGGTGATTTTCTTAGCGGTACCTTAAAATATATAAGAGTTAACATAATAATAAGAAAAATTATTATCCCTATTAAAGGATATATATTCGTTGATGTTTTAAAATTGGGTAAAACATTTGCACCTTGATTTTCCATATTATACTATTACAATATAATATATTTGCTTTAGCTCTAAATATCTAATTTGGTTACATATTTTCGCTAGCTGTTTTTTTCCCGTGACAATTACGACATAGTGCTATTAAATTTGTCACTTCATTTCCTCCACCATATTCTAACCGTATTTTATGATCTATTTCGAATGTATGGTCTAATTGAGACTGACAGTGTCCGCATTTCCATTCTTGTTGTGCCGCAACATATTTCTTTTTTGTTTCGCTAACCGATCGTTTTGTGGCATTTCTACCTGAACTTATTATTCTTTTCTCTCTATTGTCAAAACCCATAACATTTTTTAAGGGATTTATTTCATTAAAAGATTCCATAAAACTTTGGTCTTCATTCTTAGAAGTAAAGTCTATAATTGGACTTAACATATCCATAGATGTTTTATCAATAGGCATAAATTTTATAACATTATTTGCGTATAATAACATATTTCGTCCTTGGTTAGGATTTTTTTTAAGTAATAAATAAATTCCAATGCCTAAACAAACATAAAATATCATTTTATAATATTTTTTAAATGACAATAACATTTTTGTATATTT